CAGAGATTGGTGCAGGCGTACTGCCTCCCGCTAGATCAGCCGTTGATACATCTCCTGAAGCGGCTTTGACTTTAGCGTCTGTCTATAGATCAGTCAGCATCATTGCGGCTACGTCTTCCCAACTGCCGTGCCAAGTAAGACGCCAAGGCGAACTAGTCGATACCCCCATTGCTAGACGACCAGATATCAATCTGTCCTCTTCAGAGTTCTGGTCACAGACGGTTATCAGTCTTGCTCTGCATGGCAATGCCTATTGGTGGGTGACGTTCAACAGCAATGGACAGGCTCAGAACTTGTCTGTTCTCAATCCCAAAAGCGTTTCGATGAGTATGGAAGAGGTTCCCAACAGTCCCTTGTGGAAGCCTCGATACGAGGTCAATGGCAGGAAGATCAACAACAAGAACCTCAAGCACCTTCGCCTGTTCACACCACCAGGCGAACTTGTTGGTGTTGGACCTATACAGGCAGCCAGAGCAGATCTTGCTACCGCTATGAACGTTCGTGCCTATGGAGATTCTGTTCTCAGCAATGGGGGAGTGCCTACAGGCGTGCTCTCCACAGATCAGTTCCTTAACCAAGATCAGGCTGACAAGTATCGGGACGCTTGGAATGAGGCACAGACCACGCGAGGCCTAGCGGTCCTTGGTGCAGGTTTGGCCTATAGCCCCATCACTCTTGCCCCTGCTGACATTCAGTACCTAGAGAATCAAATGTTCTCTACTGCTCAGGTGGGCAGGCTCTTTGGAATCCCCGCTTCATGGCTGGGGGTAGGCATTGAAGGTTCCTCCATCACCTACTCCACTACAGAAGACCTCGCGAGGGTCTACATCACCACAACTTTGACTCAGTACCTCACCGCTATGGAGAACGCCCTGACCGACGTTCTACCTCGTGGTCAGGAGGCGAGATTCAAACTTGATGGCCTTCTTCGTGCAGATATCAAGTCACGAGTTGAGGCCTACAAGGGACTTTATGAAATGGGTGCTATCTCGACTGAGGAGATCCGTTCGTCTGAAGGACTAGACGGCGGTACTCCCAGACAAGACGGAGCACCTGTCTAGAAAGGATTTGATCGTGAGTGGAACACATAGAATTTGAAATCAGACTTTCCCAAGAAGAAGAGCGAACCATTGAAGGTATCGCCGTACCTTGGGATCAAACCATCAGTGTTGGTGGCTTCCAAGAACGCTTTCAGCGTGGAGCCATCGATGGCGTTGATGGAGTCATGCTCTTCTGGAGACATGACGAACCAATTGGTCTAGTAACAGCAGGCCAAGAATCTGACGAGGGTTACCAGATCAGAGCGAAAATCAGTGACACCCCACGAGGTAACGAGGCTTACACCCTTCTCAAAGATGGTGTCATCTCTCGTATGTCCGTTGGTTTCCAACCAATGAGTGACGAGATTGATAACGGGGTAACAGTACGAACCAAGGTCAACCTGAAAGAGGTTTCCCTTGTTCCATTCCCTGCTTACTCAGAGGCCAAGGTTCTGGCCGTCCGTGAAGAAGAGAACCCAGACTTTATTGAAAGGAAGAATGAAAAAATGGAAGAAACACATGAAATTCAAGAACTTCGAACCGCTGTAGAAGAACTAGACCGCAAGGTTTCCGTCGTTGCTGACGTTGCTCCTGCACCATCAGTTCCACAGTTCCGTTCCTACGGTGAGTTCATTAAGGGCGTGGCAGCCAATGATGATGCTGCTATCGACCTTGCAACCCGCGTATTCACAGGAGGCGTCATTGCAGATGGTATCTCTGAGAACGCTTGGGTATCTGATGTTGTTCGCCTTGTAGATGCAGGCAGACCATCACTCAATGCATTCCGCACATCAGCCCTACCCACAAGCGGTATGGCAGTTGAGTATCCAGTTATCGATACCAACACCATCGATGTAGACCAGCAGGTACTAGAGGCAGACACCCTCGCCTTCGGCAAGGTAGCCCTCACAAGCCAGACCGCCGCTGTCAAGACCTTTGGTGGTTACACATCAATGTCTCGTCAGGTTATTGAGCGTTCAAGCGTCAACTACCTAGACGTTGCCTTCAGGGCAATGGCTCTTGCCTACGCCAAGCGAACCAACACAGAGGTCATCAACGCCATCGTTGCTGGTGCAGCAGGCACAGGCACATCCAATGGCACTGCCGCTGGTTGGTACGGAGCAATTGCTGACGCAGCACTAGATCTCAGTGGTGACTTTGGCCTACGTCCAGAGTTCATCCTCGTATCAGGAGACGTATACAAGGACATTGCCGTTCTATTCGACACCAATGATCGCCCCATCGTTGGTGGCAACATGAACGGAGTTGGCACATCCAACGTTGCAGGACTCACTGCATCCATCGGTGGACTACCAGTTCTCGTCGATCCCGCTCTCGCA